AAAATTAAAACTATGGCAATTACTAATGAAATATTCGAGTACTACAGGGCTCAACAACGGAAAGTAAAAAAGTATAAAAGTTTTCTAAATGAGAACGGTTATATAGTTTATGAGAAACCTAAACGTAAAAAGAAAACAGACTGATGAGCCTGTGTAATTCAGGCGAAACGAGGGAGAATGTTTTGAACGACTCCATGATTTTGGCTCCCTCGTCTTTGTATAATAATTAAAACTGAAACAAATGAAAAATAATTTTTGTGATTGCTGTGAACAAGAGATAGATCAAGATCTAGACTTTTACCAATACGATCGTAACGATGAGATCCTATGTGAAGAATGTTATTCACAGGCCTTAGACCGCTCTACTGTAATTCAGACATGGTCACCCCAAGATCAGGAGACAAAGAAGTATTACTTCCCAATGGAATTAGGTAAAGCCTTCAATACTTATTACGAAGAAATTTATACAGATGATGACGAAGACCATCAACCTGTTAAAGATTGTAAATGGGTAAATTCATCTGCATGGAGAGGGTATATGGATGTAGAATTTAAAGAAGGCTATAAAGAAATAGAGTCAGGATGGATTACAGGTAGATATGAAGACGTTACTTGGAAGCATAAATTAAATGATCTAATGGATGCTATAATTAAAGAAGAAACGGACTGTCCTGTAATGTTTTCTATTGTGACTAGTTTGACAAGTAATTTATTTTCTTCTGCAACATCTGTAATTGTCAAAACTAAAGACGAAGATCAATTTTTAAAATGGCTAGTAGAAGAATATGGTATGACAAGAGAACAATTAAAAACATCACTAACATAATGGAAAAACAAGAGGTATTCTATAGTGTGACCAAGGCTGTCATCTATGGACAATTAATGCTAGAAGCATTGGACGAAGTAAAGGAACTTAAAATATTTAAGCACTCTTTAAAATTTAAAGTGAAACAAGCAGAACAAGAACTAGAGAGAGAGTTGGAAAAATATGTAAATCTGTTTGCTAAAAATGACGAAGAATTTTTTATGAATATTCAAAATCATATAGATGCTTTAGTAAGTAAGTTGTCAAGTCTTGGAGTAGAGGAACTTCCATTAGTTAATAAAATTATAGATGAATACCTCAACGACAAAGATCATTGGAAGGAAAATTTAGTAATTCAATTTAACGAAATAAAAAAATAATTATGGCTACTAATATTAAAATGGGAAAGTTTTTAAAGACAAACATTCTAGATACTGTCTCTAGGAAATATAAATATGATCCAACAAGATCTTTGATATACCTAAATGAAATTACAGAACAACTGAAAGAGGTTCAGGTTTTAGTTGATGAAACAAAAGTATATATGAATGCTGTCATTAAAATAAAAGAAAAAGAAGAGAATAAAGAATTTTTAAATAGAGGGACACATGCATAATAAAAGAGATCAACAACTAATTGAAAATATTAAAACCTTATATCCTGGAGCAAGTGATGATTTTATATTTACTTTATTTCATAACATAAGAGGTAAACAGAACTTATTAGGTCACTTTCAGGTGAACGATGATTCAATTTCGGATACAAATTATTTTGGTATGTCAGACTAAAAGGTTAAATTAGCCCTGTCAGACCACAATTTAAACTGAAAAAAAAAACTACTATTATGAACGAGCGTAAAATAAAAGAGTTACAAAAGCAATTCAATTACCAAATGCTACAAGACCTTATCAATTCAGGTGAGGCATGGAGAATAGGCGGAGAGACAACAAAAAACTGTAAAGAAGCACTAAAAAGCGGAGCCTGTTATCTACCATATCATTCAATTAAGATCAACATTTTTGTGACTGTACCTTCTAGGTATCAAGTTTCTCCAAATGATTATGGATCAATGCACAGATCTAAAAAGTTTTGGAGCGATCCATGGAATGTATCACAAGAAATTGGCAAGAGCGTATTTCTAAACGCATAAAAAAACAACCCTTAAAAACCAACAAGAAATGAGAACGTTACTAGAAAACGATTACAACACTATTGTCAACGCAATTAAAACAGTTACAAAGTCAGATCCAATGTCTAATAACAGACAGAGACGAAACGTAGATGCTAGATTTATTTTATTTAAAATCTGCCGATCAATTTTAAATCTTTCATTATGTAGAATAGGTCAATTAACTAATAAACATCATGCAACAATTTTGTATGGCTGTAGACAGTTCGATGATCTAATAGTTACTGATCGTGAGTTTAGAAACAACTACGAGGCTGTTATACTATTAATAAATGATGTGGAGTTGCAAAGCAAAATAGATTCTACTGAATTTTTAAGTGATTATGTAACAATAAAAAGTAAATACGAAGACCTTAAATCTGTTCATGAAAAAACTTTAGCAGAGTTTGTAAAAGGAAGTGATCAGTATATAGTTGGAATGTTCTATACCGTAAGTAATTCTGTTATTAAAAAAATAATGGAAGATTCAGGATGTGGTAAGCATTTAAACCAAACTTTAAGTAAGGTTCTTGCAACAAAAGAAATTTATAACTAAATTAAAAATAATGACAACTACAAAACCTAAACTGAAAATGAAACGACATAGAACACATAGCGTTCTGAAATCTAAAGCACATAAGTTACTACAGATTCCTAGCGTGCCAACTACAGAAGTGTGTGAATATATATATGGCTCTAAATCTAAAAAGAGTACATTAAATCAAAAGAAAACAGGTCAATCTCCACTATTATTTGAAGAGTCATGTAAGATCATAGAGTACTATGGTCGGCTTTCTGAAGAAATAGATGAGATTATAAACAGTTGAACGATGGTTCAAGTCCCCTAGGGACTACAACCTTATGCCTCATACGTTCAGTATGGGGCGATTTCGGAAAACTGAAAAAACAACCTGATTTGTTTAACTTTTAATCACACTTCAATGAAGAAGAATACATTTATATATTTACTTACAGACATAATAGATCTCCTAGAAAAGGGAGAAATACTAAATTATGGTAAAAGGTTTTCTCCTCTTACTATAAGAGCATACAAACAATTGCGTAGTGGCATGGACCATTATAATTATAACTTCAATATTGAGGAGTTAGATCTTAACAACGTTAACAATAGAAAGGATAGGCTTAAGGTCACCCGAAAATTACAGAGCCATGTAAATGGTTATTTGAATTTAATGCTTGACGATTGTAAACATCCTAACACCAGGAAAACACACCTTAAAAATATAAGAGCAACGCTTATGAAAGCAGAGTCTTACTACGGTTATGTTTTTCCTAAACTACAGTCAATGAGAGAGTTACAAACAGAAGTTATTGCTCTTACACCTGATCAGGTAGAGATGATTCACAACAACAACCCAGGAGAGGAACTTGAAAACATATGGTATTACACAAGACTGATGCTGTACTCTTGCATGAGGATTTCAGATCTCACAAACTTTCAGGCTACAAGTGATGGCAATACAGTTACCATCATTACTAAAAAAGGAATGGGATCTTTGTCAACATTTTTTCTGCCTGATGATGTGAATAGTTACATTGCAAAAAATGGTACATTTTCTTGGACATTAAAAACATTTAGAAGAGGGTTAGAGGAACTGTTGCAATTTTATCCTGAGTTTATGCAGTCTAAAACTGTGTATACTTTTGATCATGAAGGAAACCCTGTTGCCTCACAACAATTTTTATATCAATTAATAAAACCACATAAATTAAGAAGTAGTGGTATTACATATCATTTATCTAAAGGTTTAAGTGAGATGGAGGTCAGAAGAATATCAGGTCATGCAAATGGATCTGAAGCCTTCTATAGGTATGTTAGACATAGCGATACAGAATCTTTAAAGAAACAGGAACTTAACCATAAATTGTTAATAAAATCTTAAAGATAATTGACGAACGATGGTGCATATAATATAAATTGTCTTACCTTCGAGGTAAACAACCACGACATGATTAATTCTCTTAAAAGATGGTCAGATTTGACTACAAAAATAGCGAGATCATTCATGATCGTAAAAGGTTTTCTCTTAGAGATTTCAAACTTTTCATGCTCACACATCACGAAGACATCTGTATGGAGCGAAGAATTAAGAATTGGATATTTGACTGGGAATCAATCTTGTTTCACGCAAGAAAATATTACATAGTAAACTTTTATCTTAATAATATAATTAAAAATAAACATGGGAAAACTGAAAAGAAAACTAAAAAAAACAACAATAGGTAGAGGCATAGAAATTGTGCCATGGGTCGAAAGACTAAATTACTTCAACGATTACTTCAGAGTTGAAGGTTACTCACTAAACACAGAGATAATTGACATGAACGATAGTATTGTCGTCATGAAAGGGATTGTTTTAGATCCTGAGAAAAATCCTGTCGCTGATGGTGTTGCTCACAAAAGAACTACAGAGCCATTTTCATTTCAAAAATGTCAATCAGGAGCATTAAACAGAGCCTTATTTATATTGGGCATTGTTGATAGTGCTGAAGATAGCATTATGGATGAGGATGATGCTAAAGAATTACAGCAAGTAAAAGCCCAAGAACAGACTAGTGTTTTTGAAAATATGAAAGCACATATTCCTGTAGACTATTCTGTTGTTGAGGCAAGATTACCCGCAAATAAAAACTTACTTACAAGCGATCAACTTAAAGAATTAAAGTCTTTAATAAACGCTGAGAAATCAAAAGTGGCTATAAAACAAGCCAAGAAAAAGTAACATTTAGGGAGGGTTTAACCAACAACAAAATGTAAAAGCAACCGCTCTTTACTGCCCTCCCTTTTTTTTAAAAACGTAGAAATGGATAGAGGAGAAATCATAGAAAAAAAATCAAATAGAATCACATTTAGACTTACACCTAGCGAGGTTAGAAGTTTAAATTTTGTGTCATCTGAAAGCGACATGAACGTGTCTCAGTTAATTAGAACTGCATTAAAACAAACCTATAAAATATGAGCAAAATTCAAAGAATACCAACTGCAAAACTAACCTATGAAGAGTGGGTTGAACTTAGAAAAAGTTTAGTTTACAAAGGAATGGTCGGAGGATCAGACGCATCAACACTACTTGGATTAAATCCTTGGACATCTAAAATTACAAGATGGAACCAATCTGTAGGGACTGCTAACATTAAAAATATTGACAATGAAATTATGTTTCATGGTCGTTTATTAGAGGACTATGTTGCTGATCTATGGCAATATTGGACAGGAGATCCGATTGAAATGATAAACAATTATCAGTCGAAAACTAAATTAAGAAAATCAATTAGAAGAAATTCTATTTTTATAAACCCTAAGTATCCTTTTCTATTTGCTAATATTGACAGACAGATCACCATGCACGATGAACAACATGGTAAAGGGGTTCTAGAAATAAAAACTATATCAGGATATAATGCTGATAAATGGTCGGGAGGAATTCCTCCTTACTATATTGCTCAGATCCAATTATACATGCTTGTCCTGGGATATGAATACGGACAGTTTGCTTTCTTAAAAGATGGTAGACATATGGATGTGTTTACTGTAGAAGCAAATCCTAATATACAGGAGACTATTCTTGAAGAGGCCGAGAGATTTTACCTAAGCGTCCAGGAAGCAAGAAACATTATAGATATTAAAGGTGAAGTAATAAACACCAACGAAAAATATAGACTCATATCTCATCTAGAACCTGATGTAGAGGATGAATATAAAGTTGATCTTGATCAGTTTTTATCTGAGAAACATAAAGCAATGGTTGATCGAGTGAAAATAGATTCTGACGAAGAATTATTAAGTCTTACAAGAAGATATGTTGAAAGCAGAGATAAAGAAAAAAATGCTAAAAACATAAAGCAATTAGCAATGCAACAAATAAAACAAATTCTTATTCACAGAGGTGCACAAGAAGTAGACTTTGGAGATAGTGGTAAGATCGTTTGGGGAAAGACCTTTAACGTAAGGTTTAAAGAAGTAGAAAAAATAAATTTTTAATATGAAATTAACAGATATAAGAAAAGGCATACTAAATAATTTAGCGGTTAAAAATCGTCACACATTAGAAGTGGATTCAGTTATTGAAGGTAATTCTTATTTTGGAGTTTGCATATTTGTAGGTATTTCAAGAATGTTTAATTTTTCTGAAAAAGAAATAGCAGAGTTTTTGTCAGAGGACCTTCATCACATAAAGTTTTTAGAAGATAAATTTTTAACAATTTTAGATGATTACTTTAACACTAAAGATCCTAGTACAACAGCCAAAGCGTTTTTTGTAAAAACAAATTTACTTCTTAATCACATTAGAATAGAGCATAGTAAAACCATTTCTCTTGCAGAAATAATTAAAGAAAAAATTAAATGAAAATAGAAGTATTAGGACAAATAAAATATATATCAAAACCTAAAGAAGTTAAAGGAGAAGGGAGTCATTCTTTTGTTACTGTATGGTTAAAGACATTAGAAGACTCATACTTAGCAATTAATTGTTGGGATGAACACATAGAAAAAACTAAAGACTTTAAGATCGATGGAATAGTTACTTTAAAATGTCGATTAGAGTCTCACAGAAACAAAAAAAATCAAGATTTATTTTATCATAAACTTTTGCTTACATGATTAGATCAACAACAATTATATATGATGTATTAAGAAAACAGGACATGTCTCCTGTAGCATATATGTTGTGCGATCTTATTTATAAGTATACATCAAATGATGGTTTTTGTGATGTAACATTATCTGACCTGGCTGATCAATTAAATTCATCCTCCAGGACGATGAGCAGATATGTATTAGAATTAATAGATAAAAGTTTAATTGAGAACATAGGCACAAAGGCACACCCAAAGTTTAGGACTACACCTCTTTGGTTTAAGATCGCTGTTTCAGATAATAAAAATGATGATAGTGTTTCCTTGGAGTACCAGGAAGTATGTGCGGATGTTATAAACTACATTAATGAAAGGTACGGAAACAAGTACGTTCCTAGAACTTATGAGAAAAGATTTAAAAGCATCTTATCTAAAAAGTTTAATGGAAAGCCAATTACAGGATCAACAATGGTTAAAGTATTTATGTGGTGTAAAGATAATTGGAGCCAAAAGTATCAGTCTTCAGTTACTCCTGAGGTAATATTTGGGAAGAAATTTATAGAAAAGTATTTAATACAATATACAGAGTGGGAGACAATGAGTAAGGTCGCCCCCAATCGAAAGAATATAGCAATAATATGACAGACAATTTATCTAAACTGCAAGCACTTGGCATCGATGTCAAGAGTAACACAGGCACCGAGCCTCAAAAAACCACTTGTCCAAAGTGTTCTCATACCAGGAGAAAAAACAAGAATGAAAAATGTTTAAGGGTATGGGTAGAAACAGGAACTTATTACTGTCACCATTGTGGAGATAACGGATCTGTTGCAGAATATGAAACAGAATATGAAATTCCTACCGTTAGATCATTACCAATATCTGATAAAATTATTTCTTTTTTTAAAGAAAGAGGTATTAATGAAGACACAATAGGATACTATGGGATTACTGAAGGCATGGAGTATATGCCTCAAGTACAGTCTGAGAGGGCTGTTATTCAATTTAATTACATAAGAAAGGGTAGAAGGGTCAATGTTAAGTTTAGAGACGCTGAAAAGAACTTTAAATTAAACAAAGGATCTGAACTTATTATGTATGGTTTAGATGTTATTAAAGACTCTTCATGGTGTATTATAACTGAAGGAGAGTTTGATGCTATGGCTTTTTATGAAGCAGGATTACAGCAGGAGCGACTTATGTTTGCCTGTTCTGTACCTAATGGAGCATCAACAGGAAATCAAAACCTTACATATTTAGACAACAGTATAAACGAGTTTGAAAATAAAGAGAAGATATATTTAGCATTAGATAACGATGCACCAGGTATTAAATTAAGAGATGAGTTATCGAGAAGAATTGGCAAGGATAGAATTTGGTTAGTAAATTTTCCGGAAGGATGTAAGGATGCCAATGATGTTTTACTTAAGCATGGATCAGAAGTATTAGTCAAGTGTATTGATTCTGCAAAACCTTTTCCACTAGAAGGTGTAAGTAAAGCATCAGATTCTCGTAAAGAAATACATAACTTATATAATTATGGAATGCCTCAAGGAGATACTATAGGTTATGATAATTTTGATAAACTTATGTCTTGGAGGCCATCAGAATTTACTTTAGTAACAGGTGTTCCTGGACATGGTAAATCAAGTTTTGTGGATCAGGTAGTTATAGAACTTGCTAAAAAAGGATGGAAGTTTGGAGTGTTTTCTGCTGAAAAACAACCAATTAAAGTGCATGTTGCTGAATTAATAGAAAAATATGCAGGTAAGAAGTTTGGTAGAGGATCAGTAGATAGTTTACAGCCTGAGGAATTAGATCCTGCAATTGATTTTATAAATAAACATTTCTTTTTTATAAACTTAAAAGATAATGATCTAACAGTTGAAGGTATACTAAATAAAGGAAAAGAGTTAGTTAAAAAATTAGGGATTAATTGCCTGATAATAGATAATTGGGCTTTTGTTGAGCATAAAATTGAAAGAGGTATGAATGAACATCAATATACCGGACTTCAATTATCAAAGATAAAAATATTTAAAGAAGCGTATGACTGTGGAGTTATGTTAGTAGCACACCCACAGAAATTAAAGAAAGAAAATGGGAAGGTAGAGGTCGCTTCAGGTTACAGCGTAAGTGGCTCTTCCCACTTCTTTAATAAAGTAGATAATGGAATTACTGTGTATCGAGATTTTGAAAAGGAATTAGTCGAGGTACATGTTTGGAAGGTACGATGGAGATTCACAGGAAAAACCGGTATGCAGGAATTTAAATATAATTTAGATACAACATGTTATTCAGAATATAATAATGGCGAAATTGAAACAAAGAGTGGGCAGTTCCCTTCATTCAAAGGCCAATAAACAAAACCTTTATAAGGTTGATTGGAGTAGAAATAATTGGGGAGGCAAAATAGGAAAAAATAAAAAGTTTGAAACAGGTGATAACCTTTTGAGAGTTGCTATGTTAGATGAAGTAATTCCAAATCGTGAAGATTATTTTATAAGACCAAACGGTCAAGGTCCAGATTATTATCTTTTGTATCAAGGTTTTCATGAATCAGTAGAATATTCAGACATCAAGACTTTTGTAAAGAACAAAATGGTATATGTCTATAATGAATTTAATAAATATGGCAAACACTAATAGAACAAAAGGACATAACTATGAAAGAGAATTAGTCAAGGATTTCAAAGCCTTAGGTTTTACAGACTGTGTCACATCTAGATATGGATCTAAAATGTTAGATGATAAAGGTATAGATCTTATGAACACAGGAGATTTTGTAGTACAAGCAAAATGTTATAAACGAAATCCACAATATAAAAAGGTTTTAGATGATATGGATATCAAACCAACAGACATCCCTATTGTATTTCATAAGGCACCTGGAGGTAAACAATATTGTATTTTATACAAAGAAGATATGTTAGAATTAATAGAAATGCTTGTGCAAAACAAGATCATAAACACACCATAAATGGAAGAGATGCCAGTAAAATATAAAATAAGAATACCTACAATAGATAAGTTGCTTAAAGATCATAATGAAGATCATGTAAACATTATATCGGTAAACAATACAGAAGAAGAAATAAAAAAATTAAAAGAGTTAGATGAAACTCTTGCAACGAAAATAGATGATGTAAATATCATTGTCTGTGAAGTCCTGGAATATCTTCAGGCGAGAGGTGTAAAAACCTCTGAATATATATAACACTTTAATTAATAATTATGTCAAATTCAGTAGAATTACAAGGTCGCATCAAAGAAATCTCAGATGCACAAACCATTCAAACTCAAAAAGGAGAGATTGAAAAAAGAGTATTAACAGTTGAATTAGGTGCTGATTCTCAGTATCCTGTTGACTATCCTGTTGAAGCAATTGGTGCTAAAGCAAATTTGTTTAATGCATACAAAGCAGGAGATGAAGTTAAAGTTTCTATTAACTTAAGAAGTTACAGAGACCGAGATAATAATCTTAGAACTGCTAACGCTAATGCTTGGAAAATTACTTATGCGGATGGTAATATTCCTAACAGTAACAACACTCACGCTAACAACGTTGAGGCGGCTGTCAATGATGGCTTAACGTTTTAATGGATACTAGAGAAAAAATTGAGAGGGTCGGTGCCGAAATCATCGGCCTTCTTATATCTAAAAACGCAGACTACGGAGATTCCGCAACATCTCCTGTAAGTATATTTGGTGATGGAGATCCTGTTAAATCTTTATGTGCAAGAATAGATGATAAAATATCTAGGATAAAACAAAAAGGGATCTATGATAAAACAGAAGATACTGTTAAAGATCTTGTAGGTTATTTAATTCTTTTACTTATTGCATTAAAAGACAAAGAAGAACCATTAAATCAAATGAAAAATAGAAATAAACCACCTGAAGATCACAAAGGATGGTTTGGTTATACTAATAATAGTTGGGGGATTTAATTCTCTCAACTATTTTTTTATTGAACTATACTTTTCAAATCCTCTCGATCCGAAGTAGGCAACATAAATTGTAACTAAAAGGGTTTTTAAAAGTTCTATCCAACTCTCATCAATATCAAAAGCAATATTTAAACTGTCTAAGATAATATATAAAGACATCATTACAGTTAAGTATATCAATGTCATAGGACGTGTATTTTTTGAGAGCCATGAGTCTGATTTCATGTCTGATTGCCAACGCTTACTTACCTCTTGCAACTCAATCATATCAAGTTCTAAAAGTTTCATTGCTTTTTCTTTGTCTTCAGGAGGTAGAATAGCAGGATCCTCTTTTTCAATTAGACCTTTAACTACACCTAATACTCCTGCATCAGGCAATACATCCCCTACAATGCCTAAAATCGCAGGTACTTTGTCGGTTAAAAATTGACCAACTTTAGTGTCTTTAAATTTCTTTTTTGATTTTTTATCACTCATAATAATTAGATATTACCAAATCTTCTTTTAGATTCCCATTGTACTTTTTTACTTTTTGATAAGTAAAGTTTTTTAGAAACTAATTTATTATAATTATTTCTAAGACTGTTTAATTGTGGACCACTACCACTACTTGGACTACTCATTGTTTTCCCACCATTTAATATGTAACATTATAAATATAAAATATATATTTAACTCATAGCAATCATCTTCGTCATCCGGACAATAGAATGCCCAACCTAATAATGGACCAATTCTAAATCTTTCTGATATTGCAACCTCATAACCTAAATTATCGAACATATTTTTCTTGTATGGATTTATACTCTTCTTTTGCATCAAAGCATGGGCAACTTTTACTGGACCAATTATTATGACCAGAAACCTCTGCCCCTGGATAACTAGCACAAAGATAACCAATCAAATACTCTAGACTATCTTTTTGTTCTTGCGTTCTTGTATCTTTCGCAATCCATTTACCATCTTCACCTCGTTCAGATTCTACTCCTCCGACATATGTGATGCCGATGCTGTCTTTATTCTGATTCTTAACATGGGCACCTTGTCTCTCTATAGGTCGCCCAGGATTTATAGTACCATCTAGTTGTACAACATAATGATACCCAATTCCTGACCAACCTCTTTTCTTATGCCATTTATCAATGGTACTAACTGATATAGGCTTACCCTCTTGTGTCGCTGTGCAATGCACAATGATCTTGTCTATTTCTCTCATAGTTATTTGTTATTTTTTATCCAATTATTCATATTTTTTCCTCTAGATATTGCTTGGGCTGCTATCCACATTTTTTGAATATTAGTTTTATGCATGCTTTTAGATCTACCACTATAAGTATTTATATTATCTTTTACTTTACCTGCACCATTCATGTAATTACTAAGTAACCTACTAAATTCTTGACCAGTAGTTATTTGGTGTTGATATAAGTTCTCATCGTTAAGTGCTTCTTTAATTGTTCCTATTTGAATAGGTCTGTTTTGGATTTTACTAGGATAAGCGTTGTACTTATCTATATATATCCATCTAGGATCTACTCCTCTTAATTCAAACCAATGAGTATAAGGAATTACTGTTTCACCAGGATAACTTTTCGCCTCTTCACCAAATATGTCAATCTTAGGTTGACCTGCTATTTGACTTAGTCCTGCGGCATATATTAAAGCATTTTTGGCGTCACCTGCACTATAAGACCTTGCATCAAGAATTTTAGTTGCTTGTCTAAATGCATTTGCATTTTGAGGTAGTGGTCTTAAAATAGTTCCACCTACAGATCTTAAAGATGTTTTAGCAAAACGATCAAATATTTTTTCAACACTTGAATCGCCAACTGAATTAGGATCATATTGAGATCCACGACCATCTATTTGTCCAAATATAGCGTCTGAAAATTCTTTTACTGAAGTTAATACAGAAGAGTCCATTATTAGATTTGCAGAGTTCCCATAAGCAATCATCAATCTATATATCATATCATCGAAAACTTCTCCTTTTCCTCCAGTCATTTTATGTGTTTCCATGTAGTTTCCTATAATAGCCAATGGAATTGATAAAGGAATTATATTTCTGTAATCCATCATTTTTTTACCTACTTTTACCGTATACGGAGGTAAAGGTGCATTTTTCATGTCGTTTCTAGTATATTGATTAGAGTTGTTATAACCTCCACCGCTTACTTCAAAAAATGGATCATCATCGTCATCCTCATATGCCATAGCGGCAAGTGCTGCTAGACCCATAAAAGACATGGTACCAAAATATGCTCTTGATAACTGTTCTTCCCTCATCTTTGTACCCTTATCACCTAAACCATCTTCAGCAATATATGCTCTTGCTAAACCTATACCAGGTGTAACATCGATCATATATTCACCAATAGAACCAATAATACTTGTAAATGGTACAAAAGATTTTAATAAAAGTTTTCGTGTAAAACTAGCGTTAGGATCATTAGAAACTTGTCTTATGTAATTAGCCACAGTAGCAATAGGATGAGTGTACCATTTTCCTTGTCTATTGTCAATAAATACTTGTGCATTACTTGCTAAGTTTGCATCAATTGAAATATTTTTTATTTCAGCCTCCTTCATCATTTTCATGTATTCTTTAAAATCTTCTAAAGAACCATCAAAGTTTTCTTTTTCTTTCATTGTTTCAAGTTCAGAATCTGACTTGTCAATAAAGTCCTCGCTATACTTTTTAACAAGTGCTTCGTTCATCAATTCTCTTGCTCTTACTACTTCTATATTACTAAAGTCAGTATCAGGATCAGCCTCACGCATATCTTTCATTAGACTTTCCATTTGTTCTTTTGCATGTTTACTAACCTCAGTTGCTAAATAAAGATCAGAAGCCTTTTGTCTCAATTGACTTTTAGGAACACCATCCTTACGGAGTTGATCTAATAAGTAACTGTAATACCTGCCTTCATAACCAACTTTACTTATATATCTATCTGTTGAATTTAAAAGTCTACCTACAAATTTATAATAGTTATAAGGGTTAAAGTCTACTGGTTTACCTTTTCTTGTTATACCAGGTATGTTTAATTCTTTAAAAAATGTAGTCTCAAGTGCATTGTATTTACCTGCATCTGCATTAGTTTCAGATCCTTGATATTTATCTACTCTAGCACCGTTTAACATGATATCCATAGCCATGTTATAGCCTTGTTGCATACCTCTTCTATTTGTGCCTGAACCGATCTTTCTTATAAAATTTAAATAACCACCAGTAAATATTTTGTCTACTCTAGACATCTCCATTATTGGCTGTAACACAATGTTTGCACTACCTGAAGTAGCGTTTAACACATGAGTTGATGCTCCTGAAAGCATAGCAGCATATTGTAACGCAAAAAACGTATCTGAAGAAGAGTATGCAGGGACTATTGAGTCCATGTATTTATACATAGATCTCATAGCCACATTTGCCAACTCACTATTTTCAGGAGTTTTTTTAATTATTTCATGCAATTTTGTGATTTTATTTTTTTGTTCTTCTGTAAGTGTTGTACTTTCCAATTTTTTCTTACCTCCAAAAAGTCTATGAATAAAATGACCAATTGAGGTTTTTTCATCCATAGTTTTATTAAACTTTTCCATTTGAATTTCAATCCTGTCTATAACGGTAGCAGAAGTTTGTGCGGTCCAAGATCTTAAAGCGGCTGATGCTTGTCCAGATAAAGTTCCATCTTCTGCTAAAACACGTTCAATAGAAGACATTGTTTCAAGAACGTTATTAATTTCAGCCTCTGAGGCCCCATCAGATCTAAGTTTGCTAACTTTTAATCCATAATGATGAACTGCTGCTTGTCTAGCAAGTTGAACTCTAGGCAACTCTTTTATTGTTGGATTTTCTCTAAGTAGATCTTTTATAACTCCTTCGTTTTCAAAACCACCACGATTGTTTATTTCTTCAACCACCATTTCCATGGTTTCTTTCATGTTCATGGTTTTATAATAGTTTGGATTGTTATTTATCCAATCATAAACTTCGTGTTTACCTACATCTTGATCTTTGGCTTTTGTTATTGATCCTGTCTCAAAGCCTCTTTGTCTGAAACCTTCTGACCCCATAAATTTATTAAGTAGCATTCTCGCTTCTTCAGTAGATATTTCTTTACCATCTACTCTTTGAGAATAAATCTTAATTGCAGGTATAAGTTTAGAAGGCACCATGCCTTGTCCACTTAATGTAGTAAGTAACTGTGTAAGTTGATCAGGTAGTTTTGCCTGATCTATTCTTCGGTGTTCGACTGCTGAAATCGATCCGACATCATCTCTCGAAACAGTTCCAGAGAATCTGGATCTATCTCCTTCATCTTGTTGTCTTTGTGCATCGACACTTGAACTTTCTTGTCCTTGTTCAAGTCTTGTTCCTTTGGATTGGTAGTATTGCTTAGTGCGTGACTTGCGAGTGCCTTTAAAAATGTCTTTTGATCCATTGTCTATATTATTTAAGATTCCGTTGTATTGATTGTTGTGAGCAACGAATGTATCTACATAATGGTTGTAAAAGTACAAAACATTTTCGTTATTCTCTAAGTTTAATTTAGTTTCTTTTGCGTTCAAAACCCAATCAGCAACTGCTTGGTTTAGGTTTTCTTCTGTTATATCCTCTTCGTTTTCAAAAACAAATTCAGGAACAAACTGATATTTAACACCTAAAACTTCAGTCCCTTTTTCATTAGTTATAAAAGTGTAACCTGAAATATCTGTTTTAACAGGACCTAATTGTACACCTTCTTTGTCTAAATTTTGTTGTGCAAATTCTGATGCTGCTTCAAAACTCATCGGAGTTCTAAATTGCATTTCAACAGCAGGTCTAGCGTTTGGCTTTTTTGCTAACTCTCTCTCCATAGTTTCAGGATCCATTCTCTCATCAATAGGTAAAACTTCTGATAAGAATACAGACTCTTGTTCATACTTCTTTGCTGACTCTAGTGCTCTTTTTAAAACAGGAGTCATATCTTGGCCTGTTGCTACAATCATCTCAGCATCAAAACTTCTTTCAGGATATATCAAATACTGACCTTGTGTTGTATTCACCTTTAATGATATGAGGTCACCCTCTCTCAAGTCATTAGTAATTGACTCTTTTTCCTGATTTAATATTTCAATGTTTTCTTGTGCTTCTAATACAGGATCTGTATACTGATCTCTCTCTGTACTTAAACCTAAATAATATCTGCTGATATCATTTTTATCAGCCTCTTCTCTAAAGTCTGATTTTTTTGCGGCTGTTCCTTTTGACCAACCATTTTTCAACCATAAATCTTTTTCAGCAAACCATAAATATGCTTGAAGATCATCTGGATCCATCCCTAGTTTTTCTGAAGCATTTTTTATAACCTCTTCTGCTAATTGATAATCTGACAAACCACCTGCTTCAGCAGCATAAACTCTTTCATCTACCCCTTGCTCTGCTCTTTCTGCAATTCTATATCTATCAACATTACCATCATAGATCATTCGTCTAATTGTACGAGCGGCCCACAAATCAATAGTAGGGTTTGTAGTCAGACCTACAACATTTTCATAAAAGTTGTTTGTTTTCGTTTGTTGTGTTTGTTGCAACCATATACCTACTAAGACTTTTGCAGTAGCAGGACTATTAATTCCATAAAGTTTTTTTGGATTATCAGTTCTATACAAAGGATTAGCCTTTGGCCATAGATTTAATAACTTTCTTTTTGTTTCGTTAATGTCTTTTTTATCAGGCTTAATTCTTGATTCGTTGTATGCAGTTTTACCTTGTTTTTTAATAGCATTTACTGCTCTACCTTTATACTCATTAAAGAATTGATTTAATTCTTCTTCATTTTCAAACTGTTCTACTCTGTCAATAAACTCTTTATATTCTTCAAGGTATTTATCATAGGCTCCTTTTGAATAGGCTTCTAAGGCTTGCGTAGCATATTTATAATTTTGTTCAACATTTGTCTGACCTGAAGTTGCCCCTAATAATCTACCAAAGAAATTAGTTCTACCTCCAAAAAGATTTCTCATCTTCAGATGTAAATCTTTATACCATCCTAGGCCTTTAACAACCTCAGGAACATTTTTGTTAGCATTGAACTCATCAACAATTCTGTCACCAATTTGGTTTACTTTTTCCTCTACAGTTCCTTCAAAATATTCATTAATTCCATTAATTAAAGCATAAGACTTACCTGAAATCTTTACACTTATTTTTCCAGATTTTTTATTTTTTTTGAATTGATACTTACCATCCTTCATCACAGGATCAATTGGTGATAGTGTTGGGTCGTTCTGTATTGTTTCTTGTAATGCTTTAAATTCTTTTATTGCTTCACGCTCAGGGTTTTTATATCTCTGTGCATCAATTGCATCTACATCAATAGATTCTTTCTTTGCATCAGGATCAATACTTGTGGCAGACATAATTTTCTCTGCACTAGAATTTATAACATCATCTAAACTACTTGTTTGTATATCAAAGTCTGCATCCATTGGTACGTTTAAAGCAGATTTAATAATCTCTTTTACCTGGCTTATAATCTTTTCAAACTGTGATTGTCTCTTAGGATCTTTAAATATTTTAGCACTTTTCTCACCAATAGCCTGTACTAAAGCCTCATTTAGTGCTCTATCTCCATAACCGTTAGCAACCGCTTCTTTATGAAACTTTGTACCTTTAATTAAAGCCATTGCTTTTTTATGGGCATCTGGATTTACTTCAGCCAACATATCCTCCCATATATGAGCAAACTCATGTATAGGTGTATCAAGCGTAGCAAGTTTAGGGTTTATATAAATTTGATTTGTATTTCTATCTCTAAACCCTTTGTTTTTTGCAGGATCTAACCCTCTTTTTTGGGCCTCTGCATTAAATACTTCTTGATCAAATTCTATTGTTGATCCTTTAAATACTCTTTGAAAATGGTTACCAATTTTCTCTATGTCTTCCATAGATTGATTAGTGTTTTCTAATTTTGGAGAAATAATATTATCTAAAGCGTTTACAATAGATGTCTCTTCATCTTTAGAAACAGTAGTTTCTTGTTCGTTAAAAACTCTAATTCCTTTTTGACCTCTGTTGTATGCTGCGGCCAAACGTTTCATACCATCTAGAACATTTCCTTCATTGTCAATAACAGCAGGAGCATTTTTGTTCTTGCCATCATAAACCATATCAGGGTTTTCATCTACAAACTTTTTAAATTCTTTGTTTGTTTCGTATAATGTTTCAAGAGAAGTTCTTTTCATTTTAAAAGTTCTACCCTGGATGTTATCTAGTTTAGTTTTTAAATCAGAATCTGTAGCACTATCTCCTATATTTTCTATTACAGAAACAACTTTACCTCCATCAACAATAGCACCTTGTTTAGGTATACCATTTTTGATTTCTGCTTTCTTTTCTTCTACAGTTGGTTCCGCAGACGTTTCTGCTTCAGGTGCTGTAGGTGCATTCATAGAATTATAAACAACATCAGCCAACTCTGTAATCTCGTTTATTTTAACCCCTGAGTCTTTTAATGGCTTAACTATAGTTTCATATACTTTAGCCTTTTCTAACATGCCTTGGGCAGTTTCCTCAGTGAACTTAGGGTTCTTTTTACTTAATTCTTTTTGTACAGATTTTTCAAAATTTGCATAATCCAACCCTGCTGTAGTCCATGCTTCTTTTTCTAATTGAGAAGAAGATACTCCTAAGTTAGGACTAGCCATTAAAGTAGTTGCAGTTGCAGTAAGAATTAACGTATTTGTAAATTCTTCTTTAGACATAAATTTATCTACACCATATACTGGGTTAGGAGAGTTTTGATCATACTTATATTTAGTATAATTTTCAAATCCTCCCTGTACAAGTTCTTCTATTTCCTCAGATCCAACTTCTTTTAAGTATGCTTTCGTTCCTGCTTTGATTGCAGCCTGTCTACTTCCTGATGATGCTAAGGTTTTTACCGCTTCGTTTGTTGCCCTGTTTCTTACACCCATCATAGCACCAACACCTTTTCTTGCTAAAGGGTTATTGAATAAAGCACTTGTACCACCAGTAACAAGACCTATACTTAATGCCATTGCTTCAGCATCTTCTGCATCTACTCCTAATTCTCTGGCCTCTTTGTTTGTAGTATGGTATGCTTTAAAGAATTGGTCACCCCCCATTATAGAACCTGCTACTAATGTACCTCCGCCTGAATAAGCGGCTGCAACTAAGGCAGGAGCCATTTCTCCTACAGTCTTTAATGTCATTGGTAATATATACATAGGGTTTTCAGACAAATCTGCTCCTGCTACCTGATCAGGTACATAAGCAAATTGACCTAAAGATGTATCTTTCCAGTTGTCTGATGAGAAAAAATGTGAAATTTTATCTGCTGTTACTTCTGCTTGTCTGTCATATATTTCATCTAGTTCGGCTAACTTATCATTTGTTTCATCAGAAACAAGTGAACTTCCTATAGCGTCTGCTAAATACAGCCCTGGATTTATCTTATCGCCATACTTTGCAAAAAACTCATACATACCACCTGCTAAGTTTCCTACAGATTCTACAACTCCACCTAAACCTACTGCTACAGAAGTGTCAAGATAACCAGGCCCCATCATTCCACCTGGACCCATAGCACCACTTAGTCTAGCGGTTTGTAATATATCTCTTGCTTCCTGAGAATACATATCACCAAAGTTTGCTTTTAAATGATCATGATATTTAGATGCTACATCCTCATGAGATTTATACATTTTCATAAACTCATCATCCTCACGAAGTTCAGGCATGAGCCTAAAGAAATCCTCATTTTTATCTATAAAATCATATAGATTTTTATCGTAATTTTTAGCAATATATCTTAAAGCATTTACTTTAAATTTTGTCCCTTGAAAGTTTCTTGCTTGTTTTGTAAACTCGTATGCTGATTTAGGATCTTCAAAAGGATCTTCTCCTGATTGATATTTTTGAGTAAACTCAGGATCAGTATGTCTAATTACCTGGCCATATTGAATAAGGTTCTTTTTAACACTTTCATCAGTTCCTTCTGGCAAAAGCCCTGGGTTAGCGATAACTCCATCAACCTGTTGGTTGTTATACATTTGAGTACCTTTATCAATTGCCGAAGTTATACCCTCCCATTTGCCTTGAGCATTTTCAGGGTTTTTTTGTGCGTTTAATACATTTATAGATCCACTAACATTTTCATATTCAGGAAATTGCAACCCTTCTAACTCAGGAAATAAATTATTAAACTTTGAATTTAACTCATCACTCTCCTTATATCGACCTCTATTGTATGTGTTACCCCAGGCAACAGCCTCTTGAAATTCTGTTTGATTTAATCCAGGTATAGTGGTTTGAATGTCTCTTATTGAAAAATTATTCAATCCAGTACCTTTTTGTTTTTTTAATTTGTCAGCCAATATAATTAATTGGTCTTCTCTATCCTCAATACTTAAATCGACAAAAGGGTCAATTCCTAAAATTTCTTCGTCTTCCATATTTTATTGTTCTTTATTAAGATCAAATGTTTGTTGCCCACCACCTGATACTAGTTTAACAATTTCATCGGTTCGTATTTCTGCATATTGCTCAGGCCCAAGTTGTCCATTAGGTTTTATAACTTTATAAGTTAGTTTACCCCAAGTGTTTATCATATCTCGTGCTTGTGGTCCAGTTTGATCAAAACGGAGAAACTTCACGTTTTCATCTGTCAGATTGTTATTATCTCTATCTGTAAGACCTTTTTGAGTATAACCTTTCATGGCAAAATAATCGTTCACAGGTTCCAAGGCTTTTTTGATTTCAGGTTTTTTAGAAGTATTTAACGTTGCTGCAAGTGTATCATACTCAAAAGCAGGTTGTTCGGCTCCTACATTTGTAACATCGTTTTTCTTTCTTACTCCATCTGCTTTTGCAGGAATTGTTCTGCTAGAATTATTAGATTGATTAGTTGACAACCCATCTTGTGATATTTGGCCTCTATCTTTTGATACTTGAAGCCAGTCTTTATAAACTGTTGGTCCACCAAAATTTGCGTTAGATATTCTTAAAGCAAGTGCAGATACATTTCTATCATTATAAACAGTATAAGTTTCGTTACCTGGATCTCCTGTGACTAAATAAAGTGAATTCATACCACTGTTTTCATCAATATCTAAATAAACTTTATCTGGAGCAACATATGTTTCCGTTATTTCTCTAGTTTGTGGATTTACAATTTTTTGCTTTGCTATAGCAATATCCAAGTCTTGTGTTCCAGAAAGATCAATCATTCTTACTGGATTTCCATTACCTGTAGGATCTACGTCTACATAGTTAACTACTTGATTGTTAGTTGCCATCTGTGCAGCATCCAACATTAAAACTTGTTCTATTCTATTTAATTGTGCATCTAAAGAACCATAATTTGTTTCTCTTTGCAATCTAAGTTTGCTTGCAGAATCATTTTCTTGCACTGGGGCTCTTCTACCTCTAAACTCTGTTGATTCTATATCCTGCATAGATCCACCAGGAGCAAGTTTTTTCATTTCTTCTAACACAAATCTTCTTTCATAATTATCTTTAGCAACTTCAGTTATTGGTTTAGTTGGGTCGTCCGCATTTATCTTATGCATTTCATTTACATACTCACCCATTAAAGTTGCCGCAGCATCGTCTATACCTTTATACAATTCAACTAATCCTCTTGGAGGTAGTTTAGTGCTATCAAAAGCAGGAACATACATACGATTAACAGGATCATAAGTATATCCCGTAACAAATTTTTGACCATCAGATGTTTTAGTAAACTGTGCAAACTCTGAATTTACATTACTCAAACCACCTGTTTTTTCTACTTTTTCTACTATCTCTCCAAGTTTTGATTGAAAATCTGTTCTAACAACACCATCTTTAATATTTTTAGTATTGTTTTTAAAATATTCAAAAGACTTATCTAATTCATTTCTTGTTGTATTTAAACCTCCTGCTTCAATTGTATCATCTAAGTTTGCACCTAAAGCATTACGCTCGTAATATTTATTACTTGGGTCCTCTTTAAACTGGTCAGTTATTTCTTGAGCACCTGTAGTAATTTGTGCTTGTTTAGCAACATTAATTCCTAATTTAGCATTAGCCTCTGCAAGCGTAACTTGATATGCTTCTGAATATGTACCCATGGTAGCCAACTTGGCTATATCTTCTCCAACCTCAGCAGCCATTATATCAGAAAAATGTCCTGAAACAATACCATCTCTAAGTGCTTGGGCTTGTTCAAACTTTTTATTCTTTGCCTCTGTTATTGCCCTAGCATTATTTTGAACAGCCTGATTTAATTGTGCTGCTCCTGCATCAATAAAGCCTCCTCCAAAGAAAGGTGCTATATTTATTTCTGTGTCTTTACCTAGTAAAGTCGGTGTGTATTTTGCCATAATTATGTTTTATTGGAAAAACCCAGTATTACCTGCTGCTGTTCCTGCTGTTCCCATATTTGCTAAACCTGCACCCGCTTGATTAATTCCACCAAAAGTCATTTCTCTTGACATAGCATCATTTGCTAATGTCCCTTGAACTTTCATTTTGAATGGATCTAACTCATTTAATTTAAATGCTTGGTCTTTTGCTTGAGCCATGTTAGTTAAAGATTCTCTATATCCAGAAATTCTGTTTGCTCGTTCTTGAGCACCGGCCATTCTATTCTTTATTAATGCGTCTTGCATTCCTGCACCTGCACTTGCACCAATTGCTAACTGATCTTCTAAAGATCCTGAAGCCGCTTGTGCTCTTGCAACTGTGTTTTGTACGTTAGTGAATAAAGCATTTTTCATGTCTTGTTGTTCTGATAACCTACCATCTTTTCGGTTACGCATCATCTCCATGTCTTGTGATATTTCTGTTGGAATCTTATATTTAGGTCTTGCAGCCAACAATCTCTCAAGTTTTCTTTGTCTTTTCTTTTTACCAAAAATTCCTGAGGCTGCTTGAGCCAAACCACCTAAGGCTTGTATACCTCCTCCGATTAATCCTGCTGTAACTATTCCTGCCATGATTTTTCTTTTTTATTATATTCTTCTATTGTTATTGAGTACAACTTATCTTGCACCTCGTCAATGTCTTTTATGTTTGTTGGGTTTTTATGTACATTAATAAATAAACATTCTTCCGTACAAACAATAAATCTTTTTGCCCCTTTTATAGATCTAGCATAACAAGGTGCTACATGCTCTACTGTTTCACCATCTGTCGTAACAAATATTCTACCAGATAATAAAAACCAAAAATGATCAGTATGATGTATCGCACTAACCACAAATGACCCTTCAGGCATTCTCATTTTTCTCATATATAATTGATCTGAGAAATCATGAGTTATTTTAAATTCTTCATTATTTACTAATGTTTTACCATCTCCATATATACCATCTCGATCATTGTTAGCAATCATTACATTTTGTAAATCTTCAAGTTTTTGCTTGTAGTTACTAACTCCAGTTTCACCTTGCTTTTTGACCGCCTCCTCTTGAACCATTTGTTGTATGTCCTTTACTTGTTATATATCCGATGTTAGAATGTTTTACCTCTAAATCTTCTTGTCTGAAGGTCATAAATACTTTTAAGTATTGACCCCTTAGTTTTGTTCCCCTCATTAACTTATCACCATATGTTGCATTATCACCTACATTAGGATCATTAACATCCCCAAACATATCAGAGTAATAAGTGCCTTCTCTTTCTATATAATCCCCTTTAACAAGGTCACTATTCATCGTCCAGTTATCTATCGTTTCAAACTTAGTTAATGATGGTTCTGAATTACCTTCTACAGAATGTGTCATAAACACCTTAGGCTGCGATGGTTCTACATTCTCAACATAACAAACTTGAGTAGGATATTTACCATTGTAAAAATAGTTTTTATTATTTGAATCGTCATGAATAAACAATCGTCCATTTACAAATGATGCAAACCCAGTTTTATAAGTTGAAAAATATTCAGGAGTAAAAGAATACCTTGTTACCCATCTTTGAGCCGCTTCACTCCACGCAAGTGTAGTCCTTTTCCCAACAGAAATTTCTTCTTCTACCTCTTCTACCTTCTTAAATATTCTAACATTTGTTGTCCATTGATAATTACCCGCATTACTATTTGTATAATTAAAACATATGTCTGGGCTTGAACCATGTGTTGAAGTAACCGAAACCTCAACCCCTGAATTAGAATAGCCACTTGCTAAATCATTAGCAGAAAATATATTTGTATTTGCATAACCCATAGTAATATCTAGATCTACTTCTGGAGTTATTGCTGTATCGCTATCTATAATTTTAAATATTACACCACCTTTATAAAAATCTCCTACAGAAACATTATCTGTAGTGGTCATACGTCTAACTGCTCTAACTCTATATAAATTATGTTTTGGTCTACCAAAAGTTGCTCCACCTCCAGAGTTTGGATTAAAAGACATACTAATAACAGGATTTGTTGTAGTTGGACTAGCACTCTCCCAAGAAGCCCAGTAGTTTTTTACAATAGCCCAAGAGTGGTTTTTTCTTAATTTAGAACCACCATTTGCAACAATTACAGGATCTAAAACATCCATTAAGTGATATAAAGTACTTAACTCACCTTGTGTTGGTAGATACCAATCATTATAAGTAACACCACTTATAGTCCTTGAAATATCTGATGCTATTTTAGCAGCAGAAGTTTGATGTTTTGTTTGGTTTATTATTTTATTAGTATTGTATACACCATCAGATGACGTTGCACCCGCATAAAAATCTTCATTAGTTTGCCAAGCACCATTTACATAACTTCCACGAACATTGCTCCAATGAATGTTTTGTGACTGTATTATTTGATAATCACTTTGGGTTATGTTTTGTTCTGCTATAGTATGAGGAGTTCCTTCTTGTAAATCCACAATATATACCGTTTTATCTGTAGTAGTAGGCACCTCATTATGTATATCGAAAACTATTTTTATTTCGTCTCCTGGATTAAAGTCAGTATTTATACAAAAATTACTCATATTTTTTTATGGTTGAAATGATGATTTTACTTGGTTTATAACACCTTGTATTGTAACCGGCTCTGATTGTCCAGTTTTATTAGGTATCCCATCAAACAAGTTTACTTTTAAATTAATGTATCTACTACTACCAGAATAGTTTGCAGGAATGTATACCTGAACAGAATCTATAGTTTGTGTATTTGTAAACGCTACCGCTACTTCTTCACTTTGTAGAATAGAAGTACTAGCAGAAATTATAAATGTTATATCTCCCGCTACTATTCCAGTCTGTACGTTTTTAGTAACATCAACTTGTACATATCCACCGTTACCTGAAACACTATTACTTTGCAGTGTAAATCCACCAATACCAACTGAAGTATCTGCTGTAGCAATGGTTTTCACATTCCCATAAGCAGTACCTACATCATTTTTAGCATATGCTCTCCAATAATATGTTGTACCACTTGCTAAAATAGCATTCAGACTTGTGTAAGTATAAGGGAATGAATCTATTTCAACCTGTAGGGCTGTTACTTTAACTACACCTGATTCACCTATTGTTGGTGTGTTGTCAGAACTTGAATAAACCCAACCTCTTTCTGTAATACCATTTGTACCTGCTGATGAGCCTCCATTAGAAGTTATAATTCCTGTAAACCTATTGTTGGTAGAACTAAAACTATCAGAGGTAACTGCGGGTACTGTATTGTTTGCTGATCCTGTGGCCTGGTTATAACAAATACCATATTTTGTTCCAAAATTAGATATTAAATATGCTTTTGAGTATACTGTTGTGTCTGCACTTAATCCTGTTATAGTGTGTGACATATCAGAAGTACTTCCTGATAAGGCAACCTTGGTCACCCCGGTTTCTCCTATCGAAGGATTAGTATCTGTAGTAGAATAAACAAACCCAAATTCTGTTGCTGTTTCTTTATTTAGTACTATAGACGAGTTTAAACTTAATCCTGATGCTGTTATATCATCAAAAGTAAAACTACCGAATACCGCTCTTTTAAGAGGTCTAGAATCTATAACTATAGAATCTATATCTTCATTAATACCTGTGATAGTGATGTTAAAAGTTCCTGGTTGATAACCTATAGTTGTGCTTGATGCAGTTATTGCAGTAGCGTTTGTAGTGATTCTATTTGCTGCAATATCAGAACAAACTCCTAACTCACATTCTGTAAAATTAGTAGAGTTATTGTCTGATGCACCAAATTGCCATGGAACTACAGAAGTACAAGGTATTGTTAACGTTCCATTAGAAGGGGTTAAACTTTTTACCTCAAACATAGGAAAATCACCATCCGTAGCACCTGTAACTCTTATTGGTGTATTACCACTTGCTTGTGCTCCGAAATCTAATTTAGTGTCATTTGTATATGTTATTAAATTAGAAACAACAATAGCAGATGTGCTTGGTTCCTTAATTCTAGATAATTGTAAACTTATATAATCAATATCTCCAAAAACATTAGATATTGTTAACTTACCAGAACCTGAAAATGTATTATTTGAAACTGCAAAACCACCTGTTGCAGCATTTGTTACAGTTATATTAGATCCTGATGGAGTTTGAACAACACCAGATGGTATTGTAAAAGTATACGGACTAGTAAATGTTATAGTACCAACACCATCAATAATAGTCACTTCAAATTGCATTGACCAAGGTTCTAGAATTTCCACAGTAATAACCTTAGATGAAGGTTCAGTACCCTCATTTGTTATTTCTATAACCGGAGTATCAGGATAATACGGATCCTGCTGTAACACAGTTGTAACTTCTCCTGTTCTTGGTATGGTTAAAATGTATTCTGAATTATAATCATCATACGTTCCAACTACAAAATGAGGTATTGTATCACTATTTATTATGTCAGACTTTTCTTTAAAAAACGTTTTCATTTTAACATCACCAATAGCAGTTAAACCATTGCTGTCATACTTTATTGCTGTTTGATTTTTAACGTCAAACCAAAAAGCCTTACCTTCATTTACAGCAACAGATTCCGGGTGACTTGTTCCGTATGAGCCTTGCAAACTATTTATGGTTCCTATAACACCTGATGAAACTGCTAAAAACTGTCCACCACTAGATGTTTGTTGTAATTGTTGTTCTCCTAAATAAATACTAGATGTTTCATTTTCGGATATTGCCAACATTATTGAACCAGTAGATTGAGTTTTACTAGTTACAAGTAAAGATCTTAACGGTCCTGTTGCATCATCTAATCTTTTTTCATCTAATGCACTAAACTTAGATAGACCATTTATTTTACTTCCAGGTATTTTTGTTTCACTAAAAACAATCCCGGTAGTTTTAATTTGACTACTAACTTCTGAAGGCACTAAATTAGGTTTACCTGTGATTTGTGTCCAATTCAAAAAATAATCATTACTAGGATTCATTGACTCTGCTGCATAACTAAACTCATCTATGTAGTCAACATTAATGTTATTAGTTGAATCAATATTTCTACCACCACCTGTTTTTTTCAAGACTCCTTCATAAATCATATGAATAGTAGTGCCATCAGTAATGCTTACAGACTGAGATCCGGGATTAGTTTCATGGTCCAATATATTCAATTGAGTTTGTGCACCGTTTCCTATAGGATCAAGAGTTCCTCTTCTAAAAGCAAAATTACTCATACCTCCTTGTGCTGCTGAAACTACTTGTGTACCAAAAGAAGTTTCCCAAAACAATTCTTCTATATTCGCATATGTTTTGTCAACTCCTGAACCAGGATAGTCTAAATCCCAAGTTCTTCTATCTTCAGAAGCAACCCATGTACCTCCTTTATATTCAGTAAAATAAACTCTTATATCAGAACCAACTAAAATGGTACCATTTGGTCCACCAGGATATATTCCATAGGCTCTTCTATGCTCTTCATTCATAGCAGAGTTATCTGCTACTTTATAATTTACAACCCACCTATCATTTAAAGTATGACCTGTTGTTGCGGCAAAATTTACTGTTACCCCATCAGATAAAGTCTGACTAGATCCAGTTATACTCACCTCTGAAGAATAACCAACATTAGAATTAAGTTGAGTTCTTGCTCTTTTTCTCCACTTAAATTTATCAGGTGTGCCAGTTGAACTTATTTTTATATCAAATCTCAAATCATCTCCACCACTACCGTTGTTAACACCAGTATTACAAGACATATCATTTATACCTTCTCCATAAAAAATAGGAAAATCTATATATTTTATCTCGCCATCTATTTCATGATCTTGTCCGCTTTCTGTGGAAGATTTCCCTTCAAAGAAAAAACTCGGAAGTGTACTTGTGTCAGCAATCAGAGATTTTAAATAAACATCACCAATTAACTGTCCAGTAGTATCAGAAAAACTAGGCAATGCGTTTGGTTGTCTTAATATCCTACCATTAAACGCTTCATAATAAAACTCATTTGGTTGTATTTTATGAGGGCTATAAATTTCATATACAGTAGAGTAATCCACATTGGATAAAGCAGACGTATTTAAGTATTCTGGATTATTGAAATTGTATAGATTTATTTTAACATATTTACCTTCTTGGCCTGTTACTGCGGCCTCAAAAACAGAATTTTCAGTTATTAATTTTATTCTATCACCTTCTTGATAAGTATACCCCTGTTTGTAAGAGGTTAAATCTCCTAAACCTATAGCAAGTCCCTCATGTTCAGTGCTAAATGAAACAAACTCTTGATCTTCAAATGTTCCGGTTGGTGTCCCCGACAAACCTTTATTATCATTATCAGTAGTAGTAGGGTAAAGTTTTTCTATATTAACACTAAAATTTCCTGTAGACGCTGTTTGAAAATATCTTATTTTATCTGATAAATTTGATAATGTAAAATCTTTTGTTAAATTTTTTGTTCTTACAACAGCATAATATTCTGCCCAATCTGGGATTTTACTTCTTAAAGATTCATTTAAAGTAAACTCTATAAAAGAATTATAAGTGTTTAGTGAAAGATTTCTTTCCGGTGTTATAACCTTTAAACTGTCATCAGTCAAAACACCACCAGTTCTACCCGCAAAATCAAAAAATGCAATACCAATTTGATAAGCAGATGCGTGAGAAAATCCCACTTTACCACCTCTATTTCTATCATATTGATTAAAACTATCAGATAAATTTGCTGTAAGTAGTTGTAGAGAAACGTCAGAAGAGTTAATCTGTTTTGGATTTGATCTGCCTTCTTTTATATTTCCTAAAAACAACCTGTTTCTTGCAATACTTAATGCTTCAGCCTCATACGGAACTGTGTCATATAATTTAATTGAGTTTACATCATCTACAGCAAAACCTAAAACATCATTATAAAACTCCGCTGTAATAACACCTTGACTTCCAATTACTTGATTTCCAAACTGTGTAGCGTGTGTAATGCTATCAAACTCTTTCCATATAAAATATGAAGTGTCTTTATCAAATTTAACAGCAAATTGTACTTTATGCACATCTTGTGATATACCATAACTTTCTGCTTCAAATTTTGGAAAATCTACTTTTATTTTTTTAGATTTTTTGTGATTATCATTATCCATATCCTGATTAGGATAAAAATAAGATGCAGGTGAAAAAACACTTGTTTCTCCATCTTTGTACACATATCTATATGCAAAAGTATGTGTTCGTGATTTTAAAAACGATGTGTCTCTAGATGAGTCTTCCTGTACTTCTGTTATTAACGGAAGCATTGGAGGTTTTCTTATAAGCGTAACAATTGATTTACTTATTGGTGTTACATATGCTGTTTCTGTGGTGACATAACTCGAAAGGTTGGTTTTAATACCTCTCTCAACATTAATTCTAAAAGGCTCTTTTCCATCAACACCTGTCCAATATAAAATATTATCAATATATCCTATACCAGTTATTGGTTTATCTGGATTGAAATTCAATGAGTATGTTGAGTCTAAGTTATTGTCAGACAATACTTTAAATATATTATCCTCTTTAGGTTTATAACAATATATAACGCTTGCATTATTGTTTTTATTTGCTAAAAAATAAAAAACATTATTACTTGTAGAATCCTCATAAGACCCAACAACTTTTACATCGTTAAATGATTGGTAATTAGGCACAAGTCTTGTTCCATTTACATTAGATATAGAACCGGCCTTACCTTCAGAAGAAGACACCACCCTTACATTAAGAGCATCTAAATTATCTGCTTCAGTATGTGCAAAAAAAGAATCATCGGCATTTATGCCTGCTATAAATGTTTTTTTTGAATTCTCCATTCTTAAGATTTAACAGCCGCATATGTATGTGATCTTAATGACTTAAGAACATCATCTAATGACAACTGATAGTTTCTACTTCTATATCTTTTGTGTGCTTGTAGCCACTCTTCTTTAGCCATCAACTTACCGTTCATTGGCATATTTCTATCATGCTCTGAAAATCTCCAAAGTATATACCTTTCTACAGCATCTGCCGCATAAGCAGGTATTGTTGTAGCGTCTGAAGCCGAATCTGTTGTAGATGTAGTTATATAATCTATAACAATATTTTTTGCATTATGTAATGATGGATCTAACATAATCTTATTTCTTTCTGGTATTACCATAAAAGAATTCTTATATGTTGGTTTATGACCAAAATGTCTTCCTATATGCTCACTTTTATCATTAGAGTGAGTATCATTATTATCTGCATAAATTAACCCTTGATCTGTTTCTACATCCGGATATGCAATCTGATTACCATCAGAATCTAAATTCATTAATCTATTGTATGAATTCTTTTCTATTAGGTTTTTTACAAACTGTCCATTTTCCCATCCTACTCTTATATAATCTACATAGTCATTTGGTATAGTCACTTCTCTGTTTGCATCAACAGTTAGTTTAGTTGACTTAATCTTAAAAGGTGAGTCAAATCCTATTTCTCTTACAGCCTTAAGGCCATAATGCAAATACTGCATATAATAATGTATAGGTCGCCCCGAAGTAAGCAAAGCAGATCTTATTATTTCGTCTAAATTATATACTCTCATATCTGACTATTTGAATCTGATGCCTTATCTACTACTTTAGGTAGTGCACCAATTAACGTTAAAACTTCTTTTACAACCATCTCTTCCATTTCAACAGGTATCTGCAAGTAATCATACTCACCTAATATTGAAGGGTCTACAACTAATAACTTTATTTTTACTTTATTAGCATTATATGGGCCTTCTGTAATATCAGTTAAAAAATTTATGACATTACCTTCCGCCCAATATCCCACTTGTGTTTCTAAATATTTTAATGATGATTGACGATCTATTAAAGTATGCTGTCCTGTTTGTAATGGAATATATTCAGTGCTATCTTTAGCAGTAGCATTAGAATCTATGTTTGTACCTGTTACGCTCCAAACTCCCATATTTCTAGGTAGGGATATAGGGAATACAGGTAAAACTGCATGAACATAAGGATTACTAGTAGTGTTGCTAATTAGATTTACTACATATGTTGTAACCATTGTGTGCGGAGGAAACATGTCTCCTGACTGCATATTAACAGCCATATGTTCTGTTTTAAGTAATCTATTTATTACTTGACTAACTAATAAGTTTATATCATCTCTTGATATTTCTTTCTCATCATTAGGACTACCACCTGAATATAACCTTAATATCTGATCTGTTATTTTTCCTTTTGTTATCATAGTCCTGTTTGATTTTTAACTTCTGAGTATTGGTATACATTTAGATCTTCTATATGAACACCTAGAGATACTAATGCTTTATTTATAATATCATTAATACAATCCTCTGGCCAATTTAACTCTATAGATGGAACTAAAGAATACGAGGCACCTGCTGAAACAGCAGTACCATTAGGAAGGGTTAAAGCGTTAGATGCTGTAAATGATGCTGATGAGGTTGTAGAAGGATTATGAACTATCTTTCTGCCATCAACTACATGGCTAAACCTAGGTTTTGTAGGTCTAGTTAAATACATTATAAAACCTGAATGTTGAGACTCTGGAAAGAGTTGTATCTTTTTACCTCCATCACCTAATATTCCAATAGGGGATAGTGTGCTTGGTGAAGCAACCTGAGACACTAATCTGTCTGCTAATTGATCTTCACTAACAACTTTAACAGGTTTAGAATATGTTCTGTTTGCTGTTCCTGTAGCAAAAGCAATAGTTCCATCTGTGATTGTATATGTGTTATTTGGTGTACTATTTAATGTACCAACAACATACAATCCTAAGAGATGTAAATATTCAGGATTGGAACCACCACCACTATTAGTGAAATTACCTAAATCTAGTATACCATTATTGTTTGTGGTAAACTGTTTTCTGTGTTTGAAAAACCTAAGATCATCAGATATTTTTTGGGTTTGCCCATAAACAATAGGAGGTATAGGTCTACCGGGCTGATGTTGTTTAGGATTGCTATACAACTCCATAAACTTAGACATTTGACCTCTGTCAATAGCCGCATCAATATCATCATGTGATATATACCCAGTAGTTTCCTTGTTAAGTATGAATACTATGTAATCATGAATCTCCTTTATTGTCATCTTGCTCTACATTTGCAGGAGCAGGTTCCATAATTTCACCTGATTGGATATCAATAGTAACTTCTCCATAAGACTCTTTTAAATCTTCTTGGAGTTTCTTTTGTTCTTCAGACACTTCAGACCAAGAACTAAGCAAGGATTGCTTTCTTTGATCAAACGATTCTGATGCGATTACTAAATCAGCCAAAGCGATTTTAATTTCAAACTGCTTCTGATTATTCTTTTGAACTAATTCTAGTTCTTCTTTTTTTAACTTTGCCATAATTAATAATTGTTTTTGTTTTTGTTTTTGTTTTAATTAATATTTATACAAATAAAGTGAAATAATATAAAGGACCTGTATTTTTTTACTGTCCAGTTTTTATATGAATATAAAGGTTTTTTCGTGTCCTAATTTTACGGACATATCAAAGTTGATATCATAACCTGCTGCTTTTATTTTTCTAAAAAACACAACGTCTTCTCCGTAATTTTTATCTGCTTGATCATCAAACCATAAAGGCGGTGTAAGTTTATCAAATACTTCTTTTTTAATAAGTGTAAATCCTAAACCTCCGAAGTCTCCTTGGATCATTTGATCTTCATGTTTTTTAACATATTCATCGTTTATCCAGTCACCTCCTTCAGATTGTTCTCCTCCTACCCATGATGACCAAGCATCATCTGGTTTTATTCTGTAGATCCCTGATACAACAGGAACATCTCTAGATAATAAATTTTGTAAATTTTGTGGAGTAAAAACCATATCTGAATCTATACATAACATGTAGTCAAATTCAAATTCTCCATTAAATGGTTGTGCTGAGTTATGAGAAGTACCCATAACTTTATCCCTAGAAGTTTGTATAAGTGAACTATAATCTATGTTAGATGTAAAAACATATCCGTTATTTACAATCCACATAATTAAATTTGTCCAAGAATTTAAGAAATTATTAGAAAAACTGTTTCCTGGTGAGGCTATAAAAATTCTAGGTTTTTTGCTTTCCTCACAGTCTACGCAAGGTTTTTCAGTTGTTTTTGTCATATTGTTGTTTTTGTTGTTAAACTTCTATACCATTGAAAATACTTTCAATATTATATGTGTGTACTCCAGAATCATAAAAAGAAAGTATTGTATTGTTATTTCCTGGATATCCTAAAGATTGCCAATTTGAACTTTGAGGATATGCTCCTGCTCTCCATCCTGTTTGGCCATGTAAAACTTTAGTTCCACTAGTACTATTTGTTTGATATATATTATTACCAACAGTCCACTGAGATCCGGCACATTGATGAATGTATGCTGTAGACCAAGAAGACGAATTAAATCTTTGACCTATCGCTGCATTTCTAGCGTTATATTTCGCTGATGTACCTGTATATGTAAACGCTGTTGATCCTCCACTACCAAATATTAAGACTGGTGTCATAGTTCCACTTGAAGCACATTGCCCACCTACATAAAACTGATCAAAAGACGCATATCTTGTTTGAGAAGAGCCTGATGTTGATTCAAATATTAAAAGTAATTCTGTAGTAGAATTTAAAGTTCCAGTAAAAGTATTATATCCAGATGAGTGTGTATGAACTAGGGTTTGATTAATAATTGAATAACCAGAGTTTGAAGATATTCCTGCCCCTTTATATACTTTAAAAGAACATTGTGTGTTGTCGTTTCTATATACTCTTAAGTTATAAGAAACACTTTGTCCTGTATTATTTTGATATCTAGCAAATCTAGTGACAGGAGTATTTTGACCTCCTCCCGGATTTACTCCTCCTGTTGCTCCTGCTATTGCAGTACTACTAGTACATCCTGTTTGTGTTCCTGGTTGAGTAAAATTATGATCAACTATTTCTAAACAATTAGCACTTCCTCCTGTTGGTGGCGAAGCATCATGATCATAACCATACCATTCACTCATTTGGTGAGGTGTGGTTGCATTAGGTTTACTTGATGAATTTTGATTAGTCCCATCGTAATTACCTGCTCCAGTAGTAGCGTCAGACAAAGAAGCATTAGCAAAAAAATTACCTTGCCATGTACCTATAGGAATGGTATTAGCATAATTATCATGTGTCTTTTCTTTTGCTAAACCCCATAATGACAAGGTTCCGCTACTAGGTACTGCCATATTTTATTCATTTTCTTCTACTCCTGGTGGTAGAAATTCCCAAGGGAGTTTTTCTGGTTTTAGATACTTTTGAGTTTCTTTTTCTTCTATCTGTATATCTAAAAGACTTTTTATTTCTAACTCATCTGCTTGTATTGGCCTAACCCAATCTTGACATTTTTCATAAGTAATATCTTTATATGTTATGTAGTCTTCTGGATCAGGGCTTAACATGTTTTTTGAAGAATTCCATGTTCTTTTTGTCCCAGTAGGAGAGGTTGCTTCATAATGAAAATCAATTCTTGTGATAACATCAACTAATTCTACTTCTACTTCTGGAGTCTGTAGAGGTTGTATATAAACCTGATCTATTAATAACAAGTAAGTGTTTGCCATAGTTATTTACAATTACATGATCGTGCATTACATGCAGACATTTGTGATTTTAATTCTTCTATTTGTTTTTGTTGCTCTTGCATTGCACCGATTAAAGTAGAAACCAAATGTTCATAATCAACCGTTTTAAAGGTTTCTTCTTTTTCATCTAGTCTTTCTTGCTCTCTTACAACTTCCGGAATAACTCCCTCAACCTCTTGTGCGATTAACCCAATTTCTTTTATTCCCTCTCTGTATCCTTCTTTCCAAGTGTATTCTACAGGATTTAAAGATAAGATTTTTTCTAGGTTATTTTCTGTTGTTTTGATATTGGTTTTTAATCTTTTATCAGAAAAACTATAATATGCTACAACATCTCCTGCTGCTCTAAAAGTACCATTAGTTTCTAATCTTGCCTTAGGTTGTCCGTAAATCATAAAGTCTAATTTATGATTAGACATTGTACCTACTCTTCCTGCTGCATGACCTGTATGTGAATACATTGTTGTAATAATACCATCACTAACAGACTTAACGTCTAGTCTAGCATGAGAAGATCCTGCAAGATTTACTCTAGCATTCCAACCACCATCGTTACTTACACTACCCGTTCCATTACCAAATTCATTATATGAGTTTGTAAAACTGATAGATCCAGAGGCGGTATCATTTATGTTGCTTCTAAGGAAATCTTCACCACTTACACCATCTAAAGTATCAGCGTTTAATCCTGAACCTGGACCATCGTTTAAAGAGTTCCAAACCTCAGCAACCGTTGGGTCGACAAAATTATTAGGTTTTGTGGTTGAGCCGCTATCTGAGTCATATGTAGTTATACTACCATCACTTATATGTCCAATTGCTGTTATCTCAGCAAACTGACCCACTTGAATATAAATATCTGTTTCACTTGCACTTACATCAACTTGCCCTATATGAGTCACTACCTCACTATTACTAGTACTGTGGTTGTAATATGTTAAATCGTAGTTGTTATCGTTATTAAGTTGCCCTACTAGTTTACCGTAAGCAGGTAAGGATTCATCGCCATAACTTGTAGATCTTCCTGCAAGTTCTATAATAAACCTTGTTGATTGAGATCCAGTAACCCTTGCTATTCTATACCATAAATTGGATGAATTACTTGTATTTTGTAGTGCTCTCCAGTTGTAAAACTTTGCATTACCATCAGTTGTAATACCTCCTTTAATCTTCGCAATACCCTCAATAGTTGCACTTTTTGTGCTTGTGTCTATAGTTAATATTTTATCACCATTGTTGTCAGCAATAACAAAATCATACGCTGCTGATGTTGGTTGAATTACAAACTTTGTGTCACCATTTGAACCATGCGAACCTATTCTCCAAGATTCTGTACCACCTGGTTTAAATAACATATGAGTGTTCTCATCATAAGAATCATGTGCACTTTCAATAAATGCTAAACCTGCACCTCCACTATAGTCTATACCTAAAGAGACTGGGTTTGAAGCATGATATAATTGTAATGCAACAGTTGTTCCTGTTGTGTCAGAACCTAAAATTAATTTACTTGATGTGGTTTTTATATAACTATGTTCAGTATCATTTTTTTCAAAAAGTATTTGTTTTGCTGATGCTGTATCATCTCTTGATAAACTTAAATATCCTGGGCCAAGTTCAGCACCATTAATATCTCCCAATGAAGCACCTACTCCTGCCGCAGTAGTTCTATTTACTAAAAATGAACCACCTGAGACTTTGCCTGAAAATCTTGCTGCGTCATGTTGGTCTAATACTAATAATGATTTCCATGATGCTGATGAACCTAATTTAACATCAAAACTAAAAGTATCTACAGGGTCTGATGCTGACGAGTCAACAGTTTTTATTCTTTGGAAATAAGTACCATCAGTCCCTTGTATTTTCCAATTACCTCCCATTTCAATATGCGAGTTGGTAGGCATTGTTAAGTTATCATCTATAGTAACAGCACCGTTAAAGTAACTTGTTCCGTTATTATAGAAGTCATATGAAGAGTGAACACCAGTACTCATTACAGCAAATTTTCCTGTTGTGTTACCTGTCGGCATACTTACATTACCGTAGAAAGTTGATGCTAAGTCTTTTTTTATTTGAAATGCTTTTGTATGTCCACTTCCTGCGGTATCTGAATCAGCATTAACAAAAAAGTAATGGTTCTGTACTCCT